AGGAGAAGTGCATGATGGATTGCGCCCATCTCGGCCGATGCGTCAAGAACGCCGTCACGAATTTCGCCCGTCATTTCAGCCTCACGCCGACCGAGAAGCCGGCCAGCTATGTGGAGTCGATGAAGAACATGCCCGCCAAGACCGCCGCCGCAACGAAGCTCTGCCATTATGGCCTGACCCACATCGGGGACTGCGGGAAAGCCCGCATCTGGTTGGGGAAGGAGACCGCCGTGGGCAGACGGCCCAGACACGACAGCCGTCAGGACTTCAAGCTCATCGTGAGCCTGATCGAATACGGCACGTCCTGGAGCAAGGACACCAAGGGCGACGAGTTCCTGGTGACGGGCAACGCCGCGGCCAAGGACATCCTGCCGCGCGACCTGTTCCGAGCGGACAAGCCGATCCCGTTCCTCCACGTGAGCTGGCCCGACTTCGGGACGGTGAAGCTGGGGCGCGATTGGTGGGCGAGCTTCGTCAGCGCCCTCCAGAAGATCGACGGCGACGTGGTGCTCTACTGCATGGGCGGCCACGGCCGAACGGGCACGGCGGCCTCGATCCTCGCCGTGCTCTGCGGCTGGGTGCAGAGCCACGAGTGCCCCGTCCAGTGGATCAGGGACAACTACTGCCACGAGGTTGTGGAGTCCTCGGCCCAGATCAAGTACATCGAGGAGATCACAAACCGCAAGGTGGAGAGCGTCGCCGCCAAGACCTACGGCTATACGACCTATGACTACACGCCGACCGGGGTCACCGCAACCAGCGCCAAGCAGGGCACGCTGAAGCTGGTGGAGAAGGGGCCCGCGAAGCCCTACCTCTCCAAGAACAAGTACAAGAAGGAAGCCGCCGCCGCCAGAAGGAAGGGACAGACTGTCCCGACATTAGCCGAGCTTCAGGACGGGAACATAGTCACCTATGGTGGCAACTCGTTCTGCTGGGATGCGGAAATGAAAGAGTTCTTCCATGTGGAGGCGAAAAATGGCGTCGAAGGTAATCAAGTTGGGTCCACAAAGCCCTGTGCAGACAGTACGACAACTGGTGGAGCCGAATGAGTTCAGCCTCTGGCTGAAGTACGCTCGCCGTGGCCAGTGGTGTCGCTACTGGCACGGCCACCTAGCAATCGACCGGGAGAGTCCGCCAAGGACTCTCCTCCCTGACGTAGCGTGGCGCTTCATGTGTCGGGCCGATGAGATGGCCAGCGTGGCGTGGAGAGCCCAGAAGATCGGCAAGTGCATGCTCTTCCAAAAGCGGAACCCGCTCTATGGTTGGGACTACTTGGCGCTCAAGACCTAAGGAGACAGCCATGAAAGTCTACGTAGCGAACATGCTGGGCGGCTTCACCGGCGATGGACGCAAGAAGGTCCTGGAGGCGGATGAGTTCTACGTCGAGCTTGTCGGGGGGAACGGGACAAGCCTGATCCTCTTCGTCAACCACACGGCCAAGAAGGGCCACATGCTCTCCGTCCGGCACATGAACAAGCACGGCGAGTGCAAGATGGTCAGCTACGGCTTCATTAACGAGACCGTGTTCACCATGCCGAAGTCGGACCGGCAGCGGCTCAACATCATGCGGCAGGCGCTGCGCGACCTTTTGTCACATTTCGAAGCGGCCCTCGGAAGTGTTAGCATGCCGAGCTGGCTCCCGAAGTGCAGCTGCGGCAAGCACAAGCTGAAGGGTTGGCGCAACAAGACCTGCGCCGACGTCCAGGCCACGATCAACCGCCTCCGCGGTATGATCCAACTCTAGGAGCCCGCCATGGGATACGATGAAGACGACTACGGAACCCCCGGCAAGAAGGTGAAGAACCCCTTCCCCGATGACACCCCTGAGTACGACATCTGGGACAAGATCAGGAACGCCGAGGATAACCTGGAGAGCTACGCGAAGTACGCCCAGGACTACGCGCAGAAAATGGAGAAGACGCGCGACAAGGTGAACCGCTACCGGATCGCCCTCGCCAAGCTGACAAGGAAGGATGAGCCTGATGGCCAAGAACCCCCTAGACCCAATCGTGGAAGACAAGACCGACGTAATCGAGTCCGTACTGCGGACATCTCCATCGGAGGTGACTGATGCGGCGCTCGACCGCCTAATCGAGCACATGAGGCAAGAGCGAGCCCTCTTCATCAAGAACGAGGCGAACAAAGGAGACCCCGATGACCCGCCGAAGGATGCACAAGCCGAGGAAGATCAGGCTGAAGTCGAATGAGTTCTGGGGCTTCCGCTCCGGAACGATCACAAAGAAGGGCGAGCGCGTGTTCTTAATCGCTCGCCCGAGCACGCGGACCACCGATAACAAGGGGCCCATGGGCTGGAAGTTCCTCAAAAGGTGGCGCGAGTACCGTAACCCCAAGCTGAGCCGGCAGAGCGCCAAGGGCTTCGCCGTGTTCCCCACCAAGGGCCGCAAGCAAGCCATCGGGAGGTCCACGTGAGTAAGATCGCCTACAAGATCGAGGACCGGAATGGCATCATGACGGTCGTCTGGGAGAACGGTGCGGCGCGCAACGCCGGCGAGATCGAGGTCGAGCTGTGGAAGCGCAACCGCGATCTGGAGAAGGCCGCCAGCGAGCTGGTCGAGGCGTTCTCGCCCAAGACGCTGGAGAAGGCGGCCGCCGCGATGCGCAAGCTGGAGCGGCTGGAGCCCGACAAGACGACGATCAAGGTCGAGACCAAGCTGACGGCGAGCGCTCCCGATAGCGACGCGCAAGCCAAGTTGAAGAAGAGGCTAGAGGAGAAGCGACGTGAACGAGAAGCCGAACGTAATCGCACTGCCGCAAAGGAAGCCGAAGCCTCCGCTGGTGGTCCCCGACAAGGGCTTGGTGGACGCATCAGGGCGTCCCTTGGTCTTGCCGGGCCTGCCGGGAAGCTCCCCGGCTAACTTGCCGCCCGGGTTCAAGCAGAACTGGGACGCGACGTCCTTCAAGGACCTGATGGACTGCGCCGAGAAATACAACCTGAAGCACAACGAGGGGTGGCACGCCAAGGGCACTGGCGTCCACCTCGCCTTCGGGCACGCCGTTGGCGCGAGCCTGGAGCGCTTCCACAAGGGTATCATCGAGGAGAACGAGGACCATGAGACCGCACTGCGAGCTGCCCTCCGAGTTGCCTTGGCGGAGACATGGGTGGACGGGAAGCCCACTCTCGGCTCATATGAGGAGGTATGGCGCTGTCTGGGTCAGACGAAGTACAAGAACGCCAAAGGAAACGCCGCCAAGTGCCCCTGGAGCCATAAGGGTAAGTTCTTTCCCGGACCTGGACCTGGCACTTGTGGAAGCTGCGGTTCTGGCACAGAGGACAGCACTCGATGGTTTCCGTCTTTTCCAGGAAAGGATCGCCGCGCTCTCGTCCGACTGATCGTCTGGTACGGCGAGGAGATCAAGAACGGCGCCCTGAGGCCGGTCAGCATCGACCACACGATGCCCGATGGGACGGTCAAGCACACGGCGCTGGTGGAGGTCTTCTTCCAAGAGCCCTTCGTGGTCATCAACGGCATCCAGGTGAACCTCTGCGGCTGGTTCGACTCCATGAAGGCGCTGGGCGATGAGGTCTTCGTCACCGACTACAAGACGACGAAGAACAGCCTGGACAAGCGCTACTTCAGCCAGTACGCGCCGAACATCCAGGTGGACCTCTACGATCTGGTCGCCGCGGCCACGGTCAAGGGCGTCAAGTACAGCGGCGTGGTGATCGAGGCCTGTCAGACCATCGTGAGCGGCGCGCGCTTCGGATGGCGCATCTTCCAAAGCTCGGATGAACGGCGCGCCGAGCTGGTCAAGGAGCTGCGGTTCTGGATCACGTCGGCGTTCAACTACGCGGCCTCGGGGTTCTGGCCCCGCTCGCGCTCGCACTGCGCTATGTGCGAGTTCAAGGACGTGTGTGCGGCCGACCCCAAGAGCCGACCCCACATCCTCGCCCAGCACTTCGATAGATACCGTTGGAACCCACTAACCCGCAAGCAGGAGCCTTGGAAATGAGCAAACTCACAATCGTATTCTGCCTTCTCCTCGGCACCTTGATTGGCGGGGTCATTATGGAGCTGCCTCCCCGTGACCGTGCTGACCAGGAGCGGGCGCTGCGTTTGGTCGAGGACTACCGTAACGGATGTCGGGTCCTTGGTGGGCAACCGCTCACCGGCTCCGACTTCGTCCTGTGCTTCAAGCAGGACGCCCTCATCATCGTGCCGCCAAGGAAGGAGTAACCCATGCTAGTCAAGATTGGAGTCCCACTGACTGTCCTCTTCGTGATCCTCAAGCTGACCGGCAACATCGAATGGTCCTGGTGGCTCGTCATGGCGCCGATCTACCCCGCCATCGTTGTGATAACGGTGGTCTACGCAACCATCCTCTTCTGGAACCGCTTCGTGCTGAGGTCGAACCGCTATTGGTCTAACCAAGGAAGGAAGCCGTTCTGATGATCCACATCCTTGACCTCCTCTTCGGCGCCTTCCTCGGCGTCATCTTCGCCACCGTTCTCTGGCTCGCCGGGTTTGCCCTCTTCTACCCAGCAATCGGTTGGCCTATCTGGGAATGGTATGTGATGTGGGCGGCCATTTGCGCAATCGGCTGGTGGATGGATCAGCACACTTGAGCCGCAAGCCTGCGACAAGCTGCCACATTGCAAAAAGTGAGCCGAGCGCCTACATTCAGCCCTGTGCAGTCTCATGCTCACACTCCGAAACTAGGGGGCGCAAATGCCCCCGCTCTTTCTGGAAACCCCATGTTGAAGCTGGTCTGCGACGACTACGAACTAATCCTCACCGCCCTCGCCCACCTGTACCACACGCTGGATACGGATAAGAGGGCGAAGCTGCTCTGCCACGACATCCCGATGCTGAAGCATGAGGCGCTGGACAAGGTGAGACGCCTCGAAACCAAGATCAAGGAGCACCTGCCCAATGGCTAACGCCGCCAAGCTAGCACAGAACAGCCCGGTCCGGATGCTCATTACGGGCTTCCCCGGGAGTGGTAAGACGGGAAGCCTAGCGTGCTTGGCGAACGCGGGGTTCAAGCTGCGCGTCCTGGACTACGACGGGAACCCGGAACCCCTCTTCCAATACGTCGAGCCGGCTAAGCTCGGCAACATCGACATCGTCACGCTGGAGGACCCCATCGGGGTTGACGGCCAGTTCGTGAAGGTGAAGGGCATCCCCACGGCCTTCCTGCGCGGCGTCCAGCTCATGGACCGCTGGCGCTACGAGGACCCCGATGGGGAGTTGGACCCCAAGACGGGCAAGCGGTGGATCGACCTCGGACAATCAAAAGAGTGGGGTCCCGACACCGTCCTCGTCTTGGATGGGATCACGGGCATGGGTGCCGCTAGTATGGCCCGGGCAATCGCCATGACTAATAAGACGCCCATGTCCGTGAGTTCCCCCGTCTGGGGTCTGGCGATGCAGGAGCAGATGAACTTCATCAAGAGGCTCACCAGCTCAGTCGTCAAGCATCACGTGGTCGTCCTCAGCCATCTGAAGATGATCGGCCCCAAGGAGATCACCGCGACCGACGACCCGATCACGAGGGAGATCAAGGAACGCAACGTGGACCTCATCCCCACGCGCTTCCACCCGAGCGGCCTGGGACGTGAGTTGCCTCCGAACATCGCGGGGGAGTTCCCCATCGCGGTCACGATGGAGGTTAAGGTCAAGGGTAACAAGGTGAGGCGCTTCTTCAGCGTCCACCCCAAGGAGGAGATGGACCTCAAGTTGCCTGTTAAGGACATCGAGGCTCTTGGCGAGCTAGGCCCGCGCCAGGGACTTCTCAAACTGTTCCGGGCCCTGGGCGCGAAGCCCCCAATCGAGGAGAAAGTGCATGCTTAACGCTGGAACGAATGAGAGCGCGTCCGCCGCTGTCAACTACGCGGACATCCTGAACGAGTCCTGGGACAACATCCAGGAGGTCGTCGTCCTGCCGATTGGCAGCTGGCTCCTGCGCACGCGCAATGCGTCGCTCCAGCCGCCGAAGACCGAGGGCGGCAACCCGAGCGTCCTCTTCGTCTACGAGCCGAAGGAGCCGATGCAGGACGTCGATCAGGAGGCCCTGGACGCCCTCGGGGCCGACTACAACTACTCGGAGAACCGCGTGTTCTTCCGCGTGTGGTTGGAGACCGGGGCGGATAAGGACCGGCTGCGGCAGCACATCATGCGTCACGGCGTCGACCTCACCGGGATGTCCATCGGCGAAAGCCTGAAGGCCGTCAAGGGCACCGAGGTAGTCGCCTACCTGACCCAGAAGCAGATCACGAACAAGGGTTCGGGCGAGACGCGGGTGGAGAACGATCCGCAGAACTTCGTCGAGGCAGAATAGGGGCACCGGCTGTCCGCCCGCGGCGGCTCCAGTACGACCCCTGGGGTGGAGTCCACCGGCTCCACCCCAACCAATACCTCACTTCGCTGGGATACTGTGACGCCCGGCTTCAGGTGAGGGAGGGGTGGAGTGAACCTCCACCCCGGCGCTACCAACAGGAGACTACGATGCCAAAAGGTGATCCAGCAGGCTACCTCCCGAACGCCAAGGCCGCGAAGGCCAAAGGCAAGGGCAAGAAGAAGGGCAAGGCCAAGGGCAACCCCTTCAGCAAGGCGCTCGCCAAGGGAGGCAAGTAATGCCCAAGGGCAAGATCGGTCAGCTTAGCCGGTCTTCCCACTCCTCGCGCGCAAGGGCGGCCCAAGCTGAGAAGCTGGGCACCCTTCGCGGGAAGGAACGGGGAGCCAATGTGAAGGGCAGCTCGTTCGCGAAGGGCCTCGACATCATCGAGAGCGAGGCGCTCAAGAAGGCAAGGAAGAGACGCAAATGACGACCCTCATCCTCTTCGCCACTTTCCCGTTGCTGATCCACTTCGAGACCCAGGCGGCGTGCGATAAGGCGCTGGCCCAGCTGAATGCGGCTCGGCCGGGCATTGTCAACGGCGTCTGCGTAACAGGGGTTCGCCCGTGACCGAGGCTCCCGGCTTCCACGACGTTGAGGTCCCATCGCAGTGGCCTGCGGGCCCTGGGTGCCGGATTGCCTTCGTCGGGGAAGCACCAGGGGAGCACGAGGTCGAGAAGGGGCGCCCCTTTGTCGGGGAGAGCGGGAACGTGTTCGACGCGCTCCTGCGCTCTGCCGGCATCGACCGGAAGGCTTGCTACGTGGGCAATGTGTTCTCGACCAAGCTGACTGAGAACAAGGTTGCGAGGGAGAAGGAACGACGGGGTCCCGGGTGGGCCAGCTACGTAGAGTACAACCGCGCTCGATTGGCGGACGAGCTAAGGGCCTGTGCTCCGACTGTGGTGGTGCCTCTTGGCGGGACGGCGCTATCAGCGCTCCTCGGGACCTCGTCTATTGCGAAGTATCGCGGCTCGGTCTGCTACGGGACGGGTGACTACGCGCAGCAGAAGCTGCTGCCGGCCCTGCACCCCGCGGCGATCCTGAGGCAGTGGAACCTCTACCCGATCAGCATCGGGGACTTCGTGAAGGCGAGCCTGGAGGCAGACCGGGGCCCGAAGATCAGCTACCCGGTGCGGAGCCTGAACATCGCGCCGACCATCGACGAGGTTGAGAGCTTCCTCTCGGGGCCGTGTCGGGAGTGCCCGCTGCTGAGTTGCGACATCGAGACGGGCTGGGGCCAGATCAGGGGCGTCAGCTTCGCCCCGAGCGAGACAGAGGCGATCTATGTGCCCATTATCAGTCTTTCGACGATTAGCCGGTCCTACTGGTCGACCGCTGCGCTGGAACGGCGTGCGTGGAATGCCATCAAGGCTGCGCTGGAGAGTCCGACACCGAAGCTGGGCCAGAACTTCGTCAACTACGATGTGGTTTGGCTTCTCAGCAAGATGGGTATTAGACCGCGTAATGTGGCGGACGATCTCCGCCTGCTACACAAGGCCCTCTATCCCGAGCTACCAGCAAGCCTTGCGTTCATGGCAAGCGCGTACTCGGAACAGGGGGCTTGGAAAGCTTGGGTGAGCCATGGTGGCGCCAAGAAGAAAGAGCGAGAGGAAAAGCGAGATGAATAGCAACGCAGCGAAGATCAGCGGCATGCTCCTGACCAAGTTGGAGCCGGTCGCCGCGATGACCATGTTGGACTGGGCGAAGACCTTCAAGGACTCCGGCCTCACCGGCGAGGATGTGGATGCCGCGGTCGACGGCGCGCTCACCATCAGCATGGCGGTCAGCATGAAGCGGCAGGCCGACGCGCTCAAGGACATCGCGAAGTTCTTCCGGAGCCTCAACGGCGGCGACGTCACGGTGGTCGTGGACGATCCGAAGCAGGACCCATACGCGACACAGAAGCAGCTGGCCCCTCCGACCCAGCCGAGCAACTGGTGAGCGAGGGCCCGGGCGCGTATCGGGAGATAGTCCAACTTCCTGGGGGCGGAGTCAAAGTCCGCCCCTGGGACGGGGACTCCGGGCAGCTCCAGCTCCAGCAGCTGGTCGAGTGCCTGGACCTGAAGCCTGGGACGCCACCGGCCAACGCCGAGACGTCCCTGACGAGCATCGCCCACTCGCTGAAGCGGCTGGCCGACCGGATCGCCCCCTACCCCAAGACCCAGGCGCCGGTCATCCAGCTTGAGGAGTCGCAGTTCAAACGCCTGATGGAGAGCCTCAATGCGAAGTGACAACGACATGAGCGGCTGGATCATGCTCGGCGGGATCATCCTCGTCGTCATCTCCCTGTTGTGCGTTGTGGAGGTATTGCGATGAAGCTTTGGGCCTTCAGCGACCCCCACGTGGACGTGGGGCACAACCGTGTCCCCTTCCATCTGCCCGACCCCAAGCCCGAGGCCGACGTCCTGCTCATCGCGGGCGACGTGCGGGAGGGGCTGCGGAAGTCCATCACGTGGCTGGACACCTGTACGGGGTGGAAGAAGCCGATCATCTACGTCGCGGGCAACCACGACTTCTACCGCGTGGCGATTGACGACGAGCGCAAGAAGGCCCGAGAGCACCTGGACCGGATCAACCAGAGTCGCGACTTCAGGGGCCTGGGCGCCATCCACGTGCTCCAGGACAGCTGGGTGCAGTTTGGCGGCGTGCGCTTCATCGGCGCCACGCTGTGGACCGACTACTGCCTGGAGGGCGAGGCCTGGAAGGCCGTCGCCATGATTACGGCGAACGACCGGATGAACGACCACCACCTGATCCGGGTGGCCCGGGACAACTGGCGGAAGTTCCGGGCGGCCGACGCCGAGAAGGAGCACCACGTCAGCCGCTCATTCATCCATCAGGCGCTGCTCGACACGCCGCCCGGCATTGCCCGCGTCGTTGTGACGCACCACACGCCCTCTAGAAAAAGTGTCGATTACACACGATATGCAGGGAACCTACTCAATGCAGCGTACTCATCTCAGCTCGACAACGTCGTTGCCCTGTCCGATCTGTGGGTACACGGGCATACGCACCACTCATTCGACTATGATCTGGGTCATCCAGACGGTCGCCGCGGACGTGTGGTGTGCAACCCTAGAGGCTACGCGGGCGATAATCTCGACTATCAGCCGTCGCTAGTTTTGGAGGTCCCAAGTGCTGACCCTCTCTGTGGGGCGTGCGCCCCGAGCCCGGTCGGCTTCCCTGAGCCCAGCGAGGCGAGTATCGGCCGCTATCGGGACGAGGAGCCGGCGTGAGAGTTAACCTCGAACAGGCGAACGCGCTTACTGGAGAACTCAAGTTCTCCAGTTACGCGGCGCTGGACACCACGGGGACGCTGGAAATCTTCAACGCCCTGAAGGGCCGCCTTGACGCCGATCAGCTAAGGGTCTACGAATGGAACAAGAAACAGCTTGCGCCGAGCCTCGCTATGACGCTCCGGGGCATCCGGGTCGATCAGACCGAGCGCGCCAACCTAGCCAAGGGTATGGAATGGACACTGGAGCGGACAGAGAAGAAGATTGCCAAGCTGCCGGGCGTCATGAGCCGGTGGGATGGGTGGGAGCTGGAAACTGGGCGCTGCCCATCTGGGGGGACGACGCCCAGCGGAAAACAGCAACTGCACAAGTGGCCGCGCCCGGAGAGGGGGCACCCCAAGCTGCCGACCGAGAACATGGTATGCGAGCGGTGCGGGCTGCCCAGGAGGCGGTACAAGCCTTTCGAGCCCGGCTCAGCCACGCAGGTCAAGCACCTGCTCTACGAGCTTCACAAGATGCCCTATCGGCACGACAAGAAGGGCAACCTGAGTGCGAACGAGGAGGCGCTGAACAGCCTTGCCGAGCTGGAGAGCCCCAAGAAGTGGAAAGGAACCCGTGAGCTATGCCTCGCATTATTAGAGCACAGAGACCTCGTCAAGCAGCTCGGTTTTCTCCGAGCACGGCTGAGCTCCAAAGGGCGATTTCATGCCTCGTTCAACGTAGCCGCGGCCTGGACGGGGCGCTGGAGCAGCTCCCGGGACCCCTTCGGCGTTGGGTCGAACTTACAGAACGTCGGCGAGCAGCACAGGCACATCTTCCTAAGCGACCCCGGGATGACGATGTTCTACGCCGACCTGAAGACGGCGGAGAGCCTTCTGGTCGCGTTCCTGAGCGGTGAGGAGAACTACATTGAGGCCCACAAGGGAGACGTCCACACCTATGTGTGCAGACTGCTCTGGCCCGATGTTCCCTGGACGGGCGACATTAAGAAGGACAAGGTCATCGCTTCGTCCACCCTCCCGGAGTGGGACGACGTTCCAGGTCACGATCTCCGCTTCCAGTCGAAGCGAGTTCAGCACGGCTCGAACTATGGCCTCACTCCTTATGGTATGGCGCGCATTGCCCACATCCCTGTGGCGGTCGCGGTTGAGGCGCAGCGGCTATACTTTGAGGCATTCCCCAATATCAGGGAGTGGCAGAAGTCTATTGCGTCGCTGGTGCGTGGAAGCCTGCCGCTCTACAACGCGCTTCGCCGAGTGGTATGGCTCATGGGCCGACCGTGGGATGACCACACGCGCAAGCAGGGTCTTAGCTTCGGCCCTCAAGGCGGCGTTGGGGACATCCTGAACATCGCGCTCTATCAGGTCTGGCGCGAGTGCGACCCGCACCTGATCCAGGTCCTCGCGCAGGTCCACGACGCGATCCTCGGCCAGTTCCCGGACGGCGAGCGCAAGGCGGCCCTGGATGCGCTCAGGCGGCTGATGATCGTCCCGCACGATGTCCAGGACATCTGGGGCAAGACGCGGACCTGCGTCATTCCCGTGGAAGTTGCGGTCGGGAAGAACTGGGGCAAGCACAATCTGAACCCCAAGAAGGGCCGGCTCAATCCTGATGGCTTGAAGGAGGCAGCATGACAGCGAAGAGGAAGCCCGTGGCCAGGAGGCCACGGCAGTCTGGCAAGGTCTCGACGGCGCGGCGCCCAAGGGCTAGATTGGCGGTCCAACCCCCAAGGAGCCCCAAGATGCGCCACCCGCTGAGCCAGCTGTCCGACCAGGACTTCGCCGCCCTATTCCAGCAACACGGACAGAAGGAGCTATCCCAACGCTATGGCGTTAGCGTCCAGGCGGTTCAGCAGCGCAAGGTTAACACCGAGGCGCGCTTGGGCGTCAAGCTGACCGGGCCGACCAGCCCGGCTGAGCCGATCCGGCTCCATAAGCCGTTCGAGGTTGTCGACCTGGAGGACGGCATCTGCCTCGTCGGCTCCGATGGCCACTACTGGCCCGGCGTGGACAGCACGGCGCACCGCGCCTTCGTCGCCTTCGCCGAGGAGCTGAAGCCCGCCTGCGTGATCTTCAATGGCGACGCCGTTGACGGCGCGTCAATCGGGCGGCACCCGCCCATCGGCTGGGAGGATCACCCGACGCTGGAGGACGAGCTGATCGAGTGCCAGTTCCGCCTTGGCGAGATCGAGGCGGCCGCTGGCAAGAAGCCCCGACTACTCTGGCCCCTGGGGAACCACGATGCCCGCTTCAATACTCGACTGGCTAGTCTCACGCCTGAGTTCCGTGGCGTCCCAGGCACGCGCCTTGTCCACCACTTCCCCAAGTGGGAGCCGTGCTGGGCTGTTGAAGTGGGCGGCAAGGGGGGCGCGGTTGTCAAGCATCGCTTCAAAGGAGGGATGCACGCTCCGCATAACAACGCCCTTTGGAGCGGCCGGACCATCGTTACGGGTCACCTGCACTCACAGAAGGTTACGCCCATTACCGACTACAACGGGACTAGGTGGGGTGTGGACACGGGCTGTCTGGCGGCATGTGGCGGACCCCAGTTCACCTACCAGGAGAAGAACCCGGCCAACTGGCGCTCCGGCTTCGCCGTCCTGACCTTCCGGGAAGGGACGCTGCTGCCGCCCGAGCTGGTAACGGTCACTGACGAGGCCAAGGGTGAGATCGTCTGGAGAGGAGAGGTCTATGTCGTCTGAGACGAGAATGCGCGGCGTCCCGTTCTCCCAGGATCGCTGGTGGAAGATTGACGGGCCTGAGGGCTGCGGTATCCTCACCGACTACAACTGGGAGATCACCGGCTACACGGACAGCCTGAAGGACCTCTTGGGCGGCGTTGTTCGCTACGGTGGGAACGCCTATTATGTCCTCGGGCAGTGTCAACTACGCGGATGGAAGATGGAGCAGATCGATGCGATTGAAGTGGATTGCGAAGCTACTGAGCCGGGTCCTGCCTCCGAGGCGGCCCCCGGACAAGCTGATCTACGGGGCGAGCGCGACGGACCCCTACCTGAGCCGGTGGAACCTGATCTTCCCGCAGAACCGCTGGCTGAACATCATGGTTCACGAGTACCACAGGAGCGACGATGACCGAGCCAATCACGACCACCCCTGGTGGAATGTGTCCTTCATCCTTCGAGGCGCTCTTATGGAGTGGCGAGGGAAACAGTCCGAAGACGGCGTTCATCTGCTTGTGCAGGGAGACGTTGTTCGACGGGGCGCGGAGGCCGCCCATCGTATCGAACTGCTTCCTCCTCCTCGGCTCGTCAGCCCCGTCACCCTCTTCATCACAGGGCGAAAGGTGCGAGAGTGGGGGTTCTGGTGTCCCAAGGGATGGCGGCACAATAAGGAGTTCGTCTCACCCAAAGACGACGGCTTCATCGGACGTGGCTGCGACTAAGCAACCCAACCAAGGAGAAGACGACTATGGAACAGTCAAGCGGAAGCGGCGTGAAACTCTCGGCCTGGGAGAAGCTCCAGAGAGCCAAGGATAGGCTGGTCATCTTCCTCAAGCGCGTGTGGACGAAGATCGCCCTCGGCATCGCTGCCCTGGCCACCGTCATCGGCGGCGCGCTCGGCATCCAGCAGGGTGTCCAGCAGGCGCGGCTAACGGCCAACATCGAGGCCGCGAAGAAGGAGGAGATGCGTTTGAACGAGCTAGAGGCGCTGAAGAAGAGGCCCAAAGATGGTGTGGCGAAGCAAGGACGACCCAGAGCTGTGGCGCCAGCTGTACAGCCCCTCCGCAGTGGCGGAGCTGATCCGGCGCCAAAGTTCCCAACCCAGATCCCACATTGAGGAAGTTCAGGACGCACTGTTAGGAGTATGGAGAAGACCTATGGTTGACGGGATTGACGAAACGCTGAAGGAACGGGGCGCCCGCTACGGGCGCTTCTCCGACCACGCTATCATCGCCCAGGAGATCAAGGAGGTCATGTGGGCCACCCCGGGCTGGGAGCGGCTGGCGCCGGACCAGAAGCAGGCCCTGGAGGTGATCGCCGACAAGCAGGCGCGCATCCTCAACGGCGACCCCAACTACGACGACAACTGGCGCGACATCGCGGGCTACGCGAAGCTCGTGCTGGACAGGCTGACGGAGGTGAAGTGACGTGTCCGATTGGGTTCGCATCAGTGAGCGGCGAGAGAGGTGCATGGAGCTATTGGACCCCTGGCTCCAGCACCATTTCCCTGGGGTCAGGCCGCTCATGACTTCTAAGCCTTGGCGCGACGGCCACCTAATCACTCCAAACGGGCTCCGCATTCGCTTTGCAGTAGGCGGCTTTCGCCCGGTAAGCGCGATCTCTTTCCGGATTGATGAGGGTGGCCAGCTCGCCTTCACAGGCGATCTGTGGATGCAGTATTACCCTGCGATGGGAAAGACGGCGATCATCGACTGGAAAGCGGCTAAGCCCTGGCTTGAAGACTATCGAGCGGCGCACGGGGACGTCCTTATTACGGCGTCCTACATGATTGGGGAAATTAGGCGGCTCCATGTCCCCATCTTCAAGCTCATGAGGGCGGGCCTCCTCGACCTGATCTCGTGCGGAGTTTCCGTGCCAGACGTTGCATCGTAGGTGTCTCGTAGATGCGGATCAGCGTCCAGGCAATCGTCAGGCCCGTCGCGATGGCGGGCAGCAGGTCGACGAACCAGCCTAGCAGGACGACGATGGCGCCGATGTCGAACCAGCTCTTGATGATGTCGATCATCGGGTGTACTCTTCCTGGCGGCGGGGCGCCTTCCCTGGGCCGAACTTGCTCGGCGCCCTCTGCCCCCTGTTCCCATAATAGTGCAGATAGTTCAGCGTCCGGACCAGCTCCGGCCCCAACATCGGGACCTCTCGGCCAGTCCGCAGCGTGCGACTGATACCATCCGTCAGCTCCTTCATCTTCTGCCATAGCTCTTGCATCTCCGCGCGCTCGTAGGGCGTCAGGTTATCCTTCCCAGAGAGTTCCCGATGGCGGTTCACCATCGGCGTCAGGTCCTCCCGGCTCGCATCGATGCGGCCCTGGACCCCGTCCAGATAGCGCTCCGTCGCGATCTCCTGAGTGTGCTTCTGCTCATCCCGCGGGCCGCCCAGCTTGCTGCTCGGCCCGTACTTGCGCTCGATCTCCGCGCGCCCATCCTTAGCCTGATCCACCTGATCGATGTACTGGCTGTACTGGTCGTAGATGCGTTGCAGCCGGGTGAAGTCGCGCTGTTCCCTCGACTCGTCCATCTTCCCGTGGAAGATGTCCAGCACCTTGTCGTGGCTCTGCGGCCCTAGCTTCGCCATGTCGCGCCCCAAGGTCGGCGAGGCCTCGTCGAAGGCGTCCTCGATCCGGGGCCCCTTCCCGGTGGTCTTCGCGATCACCGTCTCCTGGGCCTTCGGGCCCGGCAGGAAGTCGTCGCCCGCCTCTGCGTCCCCGGCCCCGGCGCCAAGGCCCAGGCCAACGGCTACGCCGGCGCCGCGGCGACCGAGCATCTTGCTGATGTAATAGGCCGACACGCGCCCGCCCTCGTCGCCGAGCGCCTGATTGACCATCTTCGCAATCGTGTGGGGGTTCGTCCCGATCTCCGCTTCCCTGTTGATGATGTCCCGGATGGCCGGGTTCCTCAGGAGGCGCTCAGTCTCGATCCCGCGCGCCTGCCCGACCAGGGTGCCCTCGGCCTCCCTAGCCGCGCGCCGCTGCCCGCTCGCCGAGATGTAGGTGCGCAGCGAGTGGTCCCCGGTCTGCACGCCCGGGTTCTCGTCGCGGAACTTCCTGATGATCTCCTTGGCCGAGGCGCTGGGGTTCTCATCGGCCAGCCGCTTGATCGTCTGCTTGACCACCGAGGGCGGCCATACCGCCATCGCCTCGGCGCGGAACTGGCTGAACAGCGTGTTGAAGCGCTGGGGGTCCATCTGGAACCCCTCCATGCTCTTGAGCACCTCGTAGGCCTGTTTGCCGGTCGTCTTGGGGTCCCGAGCGAGCGCCTGCATGTAGTCCATGTGTTCGCGGCTGATTTTCTTCGGCGTAATCTTGGGCGCGCTGCCGAAGCTGCCGATCTCATCGAGGGCGCCCTTGAAGCCCTTGGCGGCCGCGCGCACTGAGCCCGCGATGGCCATTGGGAGCGCGGTGATGAAGCTGTCCTTCGGGTCGAACTCGCGCGAGCCGGCCTTGGCAATCCTTTGGGACGCCTCAAGCGGCTCCATGACCGCGGACTTGACGCCCTTGGCGAAGGCGCGCGGCCCGGCTGAGACGTGCTCCCAGACCGTCCTGGCGCTGTCCCTGATCTCCTGCGTGGGGTCGCGGACCTCGACACGCTCGGACTCACGGCCGCCCGGCGTATAGGTGAGCGGGCCCTTGCCCTCGCCCTTCGGGGACTCCACGATGCCGTCCATCGCGTGGGTCCAGGTCTGCCAGCCCTGCTCCGGGTTCTCGATGCCTTTGCCGCGCTGGGCCCCAGGCGCCCCAGGTGGGCGCATGTTCGGGCCTGGGCTCGGTAGCTGGTCGCTCGGCGGCAGCGGGCCGTGGTCCTCCTTGCCGGAGGCGCGCGGCATCATGCCGGGAGGGACGAAGTTCATCCGGCCCGGGACGCCCTCCCTCGTGCCATCGGGGCCGCCGCGGAAGACATCGGCGGGCGCGAAGTCGAACCTGCGCGAGGACTGGCGCTCCTCACCCTCAATACGCTGGCGCTCCTCCTCCATCTGCTGGATGAGCCGGAGGGACTCGCTGAAAGGGGTCTCGTCGGCCATTAGGGCACTCCCAGTGGGATGGAGTCTTCAAGGTCGGCCTGGAACTGCTGGCCCTGGACGAGCGGGCGGTCCTGCCGGCCACCCTGGAGGATGTGCTTGTTCAACCGCTGGTTGAGGCTCTGGAGCTGGAGCAGATAGCGGCGGCCATAATAATACTCGCGCTCAAGCTCGGTGATGTTGGACGGCGAGCGCCGCAGCAGGCGCTGCTCCATGTGCGGGTTCTGGACGGCCTCGGCGATCAGCTTGGTCGTCACGGCCTTGTCCATCATCTCGCCGACGATAGCCTGCGTCTCGCGCGCCATCTTCTGCGGCAGCGCGAGCGAGCCGGCCGAGCCGGTGCTGAACGTGTGGGCGAGCAGGCGGCCGATGTGGAGGCCGCCGATCTTGGCGAAGAGGGTGCCGGCCCAGCGGCTGGCCTTCTCAACGGCGCCGGGCGTCCCGGTCTCCAAGTCGGCCCAGGTGTTAATCATCTTCTGGAAGCGCGTGAACTTGGCCGGGTCGTCAGAGAAGCTGATCTCGAACGCCTCCTTCAGCTTGGGGTTCCGCAGCTGGTTCTGCATCTGGACATAGGACTTGTTATTCTCCAGGAACGCCTCGACCAGGGCGCGCTGCCAGCCTTCCATCGCCTCCCGGTCGTTCCGGAAGCCAACGGCTGCGTTGTTAATCAGGGTCGCGACTTCCTTCTGCGGGTTCTCGCTGTCGAGGACCGCGTTCGCCGAGTTCGTCGGGTTCCTGTGCGTGTACTGCCTGAGGGCGCCCGTGGTGACATTATGGCGCTCGTTGACGAGGCTGACGATCTCATCGGTCGTGCCTTGGAGCTTCGCCGTGGTGTTCGCCATCTTCTCGATCTTGGCCTTGTTATCGCGCATCCACTTGTGCATGGCTGGCGCGGCGGCCCTCGGCCCCTTCTCCGCGTCGGTCAGCCCGGCCTGGGTGATAGCGTCCCGCGCCGCGTTGGCGTAGCGCGCCCGAACGCCCTGCTCGTACTCGTTGACCATGATCGCCGAGTCGATGTCCGCGGCGGTCTTGCCACCCTGGGACACCATCGGGAAGCGGCCCCTGGGCTCCGTGTTGGGCAGCGGCGACGCCGCGGTCAGGACGGCCTCGGTGCCCTTCAGGTGCTGCATGACCCGGTCCAGGGCCTCCTCATTGAGGACCCTCGGGTTCAGGTTGTAGTCGTGGGCGATGAGCGGCTGGAGCGGCCCGCGCGTGAAGCGGTCATGATACGCCTTGCTGATCTCGTTGGCCTGCTTCAGCGCGATGTCATTCGGGAACGCCTCATCGATGCTCTGGAGGATGGTCTCGGCGATCTCGTAGAGCTTGCGCTGCTTGGCCGTGTTCGGCGCGTTGCCGCCCGAGCTGCCGCCCGCCTCGCGCGCCGCCTGGAGGACCTCCGAGCGCAAGCTATCGGCGCCGACCAGCTTGCTCAGCGGGATCGCGCCGGCGTACTGCTCGGCCAGCTTCTGAATGCGGACGTAGACCTCCCGGGGGAAGAGTGAGGGCGCAGCGTCGGAGTTGGCGAGGGAAAGCTCGGCCAGCTCCTCCAGCTTGTCAGTCGGGACCTTCTTGGTCTTGTCGACGCGGTCCCAGAACTTGCTGACCATGGCGTCGGCCTTCTTCTCGACCGTCGCGAGCGCCGAGCGGAACCTGTCCGAGGTCACCGCGTTGCTCAGCTGGTTCGGCTCGACCAGCTCGACCTCGCGCTTGATCGCGTCGTCAATGGCGTTCTTATAGCGGGCGATCTGCTCCTCAGCGTAGGCGCGCGGGTAGCCTGGGCGCGCGTCGGGGTTGACGATGGCCTCGCCGCGCTCACGGACGAAGGTCTCCTCGGCACGCTCGCTCTTGGGAATGAGGCTCATGTTCTCGCCGGAGCGCGTCAGGCGCCCGGTGAACGGAATACGCATCTGGGCGGCGCGGGTAACGGGGACGCCGGAGATGAGGCCGCCTGCGGTCGCGCCGATCACTTCGCCGGTCGCCTCGCCCACGGGGCCCATGAACTCCGTGCCGAGGGCGCGGTCGGCTTGGCGGCCAGCGCGGCCACCCTGCTGCTTGATGATCTCGGAGCCATACTCAGCGCCGGGGACGGCGCCCACTGAGCCGACGAGGCTCGTGACCGGGCGCTCGGCCGTGAACTTGGCGATGGACTGCGCGGCGCCCGGGACGGCGCCGGGCATCATGCTCATGTTTTTGCCCGCGCCGTAGAGGGTCGGCGAGGCGACCGTGGTCGGGATCGGGACGGAGCCGGGGCGGCCGGGGATCGTGACGCCGGCGCGGGTGGCGAAGTCCGCCTCGGCTGGCACCTTGCTGACGCCGACCTCCTTGACAGTCATGCCGGGCGCGGTCGGCGAGCCGGCGCGGATGCCGAAGAGGGCGATCATGCTGTCAGGCACGGCGCGCCCGAGGGCCGCCGCTAGCGACTTCTCATCATAGGTGCCCTCCTTCAGGAAGCCCGCCTTCTTGAAGAGGTACAGGAGGCCCCTGGTGTTCTTCCCGCGCTCGATCTCCTCGTTGCCGAGCATCTCGGTCACCTGGGCGACCGCGTCCAGTGGGAGGCCGATGATCTTGGCGATCCGCTCGTTCATCGACTGCTGGATCGTCTGGACCGTGCCCATCTGTTCAGGCGTCGGCGCATTAAGACGCTCAAGCTCGCGCAGCTGGCTGTCGAAGCGCGGGCCCGCAGGCGCGCGGGTGTCCGCGGCCTCACCGGGCTGCTGGCCGCTCTCGGCGGCCTCCAGGTCCTTCAGGACATCCTCAATTGAGCGCGCCATTACTGGAGCCCTCCGGGCGGTGCGAACCGCTTGCTCGCGCGCCGCTTGAGGATTTCATCCTTCAGCTTCTTTTGCAGCGCGGGACTCATCTTCTGGATTTGCTCGGGCGTGATCGCGCCAATCATGTCGTCGTCGTACTTGCTGAAGTCGGCCGTCTCCGGCACCGCCACGGGGCCCGGCATGCGGTTCTGCGGCACGCCCTGAGGCTGCGGCTGCGGCTGTCCGCTGATCGAACGCTCGACTTGGCCCTGGTTCGGGACGGACTGCAAGAGCTGGCTGGCGCTCCAGCCGGCCCGGCCAGCCCTGATGTCGTCGGCCATCTTCTCATACTGCTCAACCGTCGCCATGCTGCGCAGGACGCCGTCGATCAGGTGCTTCGTTCGGCTCGCCTTCTGCCGGTCGGCCGGGCTCGTCCCCTTCGCGTCGAGGATGATCGAGTTCATCGCGCGCCGCTCATCCTCAAGAGAGAGGCGGAGGTCGATCATCTTAACGGCCTGCTCAATCGGGTTCGTGTTCATGCTGATCTCAGGCATCATCTCCTGGAGATGCTCGTATTCCTTCTTCAGCGTGCGGCCGCCATCGGCGTAGATCAGCTTGCTCATCGCGTTCCTGATCTGCCGGGTCGCGTTCTGCTGCTTGATGATCTGCTCTTGGGCGAGCGCGGGGTCGATGTTGCCCGCCACGCCGCCGACTACGGCGGCGCTCCGCCCGATGATGCCCGAGCCGAGCACGTGCTCAGCCGGATCGGAAAGCTGATTGCGGCGGGTGCCGGGCGTCTCAGCCGGGTCCACCGGGTCGCTGGCCTTCGGCGTGCCGGGGCGCGCAGTCGGCGGCGGCGCAGCGCTAGCCGCGTCGGGAGAGCCAACGGTGCCCACGGGGAGGCCGGGCTGGCCGGTCGCCGGGTTGATCTGAGCCATGTCGAGGATCTTCGTCACCGGGTACGCATTGCCCAGCTCATCCTTCTCCATGGTCTGGCCGATCTTGTACGTGCCGGCCTTCAGCTTGAGGCCGGTCTCGTGCGAGATCATCTTCCGCGCCACCATCTCGTTGATGGCGGCCTCGGTCATGCCCGGCGCCCGCGTCTTCTGCGCGTTCTGCGCATCGACGATCAGGCGGTCCTTCTCGCTGAGGTTCTTGTACCAAGTCATGTACTGGATGTCCGCGGTCGCGTTGGAGCCGCCCTTGGTCGTGTCCAGCGCGCCAGTCTCAGGATCGAAGGCCCCAATCGCGCCACCCGGCGAGATCGGCATCATGTTCGGCGGCGGCTTCTGGGTGCTCTTGAGGAGGTCCTGGACGATCTTGGTCATCTTCTCAGCAGGTACGCGCGGGGCGTTCTGAGCGAAGACGGGGCTCTGGATAATCTGGTTGAACAGCTTGTGCGGGGACTCCTCAGGGTTCTCCTGGCGGATGCGGGCGGCCTCCTGGAGGATCGCCTGCTCGGCCGAGTTGTTCTGCATCGTGTCGGAGAGGCCGCGCTGATAGCGCCGCTCGCCCTCCTGGAGCAGCAATTGCTGGCTCGTCGGGACTCCCATAAGGTGGTCCACGAAGCCCATGATGGTGCCGCTCTGCGCAGCCGGGCGCTGCGGCTGGAAGGCCGGATTGGGCTGCATAGTCTGCTGCCCAGGGGCCGTGAAGGGCCCCGGAGCCGCCAGTTCTGAGCCCACAGCGCCGCCAAGGCCCGGCTCAGCCGGCGCCTCTTGGGCCGGGCTGAACAGGCTGCTGATCTGGTCGATGAACGCCTGGAAAGGGTTAGCCATAGCTCGTTAGCCTCCTGGCCCGCCGCCGCCACCTTCGCCACCTGAGCCGCCACCCATCCCCTTGGGGAAGAGGCCGGGGATGACGCCCTTGTACTGCTGGCTGGTGCCCGATGACTTCTGCACGTTCGCGATGTTCGGCGTGAGGACGCCGGCCGCCAGCTGGAGGGCCTGGAAGAGGCTCTGGAGGCGCTTGTTGAACTGCTCCATCCCCCGGGTAATCCCGAGGTCGGCGATCAGCCGCGGGAGGCCCTGGGCGGTCAGGTTCTTGACCATAACGTCGACCTCACCCTGGCCTAGCTGGGCCGCCGTCAGCTGGTCCTTCCGACCGGCATCCCAGGCGCCGAGGCCCATCCGGGTCGAGATGTCGCCCATGGCGTCGGCGACCCCTTCGGTCGCGATGGCGCCCGCCCGGTCGAATGCCGAGGAGCCACGGGGCCCTGTTTGCTGCCCACGGAGGGCGAATTGGGAGGGCATTTCGCGGCCCAAAGTGCGCGTCAGACTCGTCAGGAGGGGCCGCTGGGCGGCCTCTACAGCCTGCTGAAAGAAGGGGTTTCCACCCGGCTGGCCGGGCAAATACTGGCCCCGAAGGGTGTCATCAAGCATCTGGCGGCGGGCCGGATTGAAGGCCGCCTCCTCAGTCCCGACTAGACCCCGCTTCTCCGCGTCCCCGATCCCCGCGACGAGCGGTCCTTGGTAGTCCGGGCCTCCACCGCTGGTGTAGAGCGACGACAGAACGTCCATGAACCCCCCGCGGTGAGCCTTGAACGGGTTCATGTCGATTGGGTCGCTGCTCGACGTGCTCTTGCTTGAGCCGCCCCCGAACAGCATCTGTAGGCCCTTGCTCATCTTTCAGCCTCATCTCGAACTCATAGACACTGGCGATCCGCTTTTGCGGTAGCCGTGTACCGAAGCTCCGTAGCCAGACCTCATCCGGGTGGCCAGTCTCGTTGACCGCGACGGCCGTAGCATACCCCATTTCCTGGCAAAAGTCGACTAGCGCCTGGATCAGCGCCGCCCTAGTTGAGGGCGCCCCGTCGTGGGGCACCCCGATAACCTGGGCCCGGTCAGACAGGCCAGTCCCAGGGAGGGCCAGGATAAGCAGGCCATCCACTCGACTCGCCGTCTTCCCGACCGCGAAGACGACGCTCTCGCCCCGAACCACCTGCTCCACCAGCTTGAGCCACTGGTCTTCGTCTGGGGTCCAGTGCTTCAGCCACTTCTGCACCCGCACGTCCCCGAAGGCGAGCGGGTTCTCGATCTTTCCCGTCTTCATCCGTCACTCCCAAGGCCATTTGAAGGTCTCTGGTGCGGGGCGCCTCGCCGGAGGGATCGCCTTCCGGGCCTTCTTCAGGTTCGCCTCGCACACTTGAATTTGGCGCTCCAGGAAGTACTCCTGGACCTCATACCGGCTCGCCGTGGCCAGATAGAGGAAGGCGCCCATCAGCACGACCGTCAGGATGGTCACCCAGTTGTCCAGGATGTCCCAAAGGCCGGGCCAGATGATGTTCTGCCACGTCCAGACGATGCCCTGAACGACGGCGCCGAGGATCGGGCCAAGCACAGCCGCGAGGACATTAGCTACGGCGCCGATGACTGGCATCAGCCCGAAGAACCACGCGGCACCGAGCAGCGCTCCGATCCCCAGGCCGCCAATGCCCAGGTAAGTCAGCAAGCTATCAAGCCAATCCATCTTTCTCCCCTGTGATGCCAGCGGTGTCCGGATCGGGCACGGGCGTACCCGAGGGCTCGTAGCGGCCGTCCTTGTGGTCATCCACGATCAGGCCATCCAGTGTGTTCGCGGCCCACCACGCGGCGATGCCGACGAACAGCATGACGCCGAGCGTGCTGAGCGCCACCATGCCCTGGGTCGTCCCGATGAACTCCCGGATGATGGTGATGTTGTCCATCGTGAAGATGCCCGCGGCGCCGCCGATGATGGCCTTCGACGCGGTGCGCACCTTGGACAGGAAGCTCATCTTGCGCGAGCCGTTCCGGAGGTCCTTCTCGCTAGCGAGGTCCATCGCGCGCAGGTAATGGCCGACGCAGCCCAGCTGGGTGTCCACGTGGCCGGGATCGTAGACCCCGTCGCGGACGTACTTGCCGCTCACGTAGATGTTCGTCCCGGCCCAGAGGTAGGGGCTCGGCCGCCCCTTGAACGCATAGCCGAGGCCGTTGAAGCGCTCCCACTCCCAGCAGAGGCGCTCCATCGTCCAGTCGGTCACCTTGTCCAGGCCCTTGAGCTTGACCGCGTGGATCGCGGCCTCCTCCCAGGTCTCGAACGGGCCGTGGCCAGCCGGCACGAGCCGGGTCTTCCGCCCGGTCCCGATGATGTGCTCGCCGTTGTGCAGGACGCCTTTGAAGTTGCCCCCTGACTCCCTCATGTGGGCGGCCGCGACCCAGGCCCAAGGCACGCCGGTGGCGTCCTCGATGGCCTGATACTTGGCCCGATTGGCGACGGAGTAGCGCGCCATGCGGTCATAGGCGCCTTGCCAGTTCGGCTTGATCTGGCAGCGCTTCAACCACTCAGTGTACTTCGGAAGCATGCTGGCGAATGTAGGCATTTTGGTCTCCTTGGGCGCCCAGTCTAGCACCCCAGTGGGCCTCAAACAAGGCGTACGATGCTCATGTTGGTCTGCTCAGACTGGCCCCGGATGTCCCTGGAGGCGCCGCCGGCGTTGTCCTGGTAGGCCCGGAACTTCACGGTGTCATTGGCCGCTAGGTTCAGGACGGCCGTGGTGATGAAGAACTCGGCCCCGGCGCTGCCTGCCAGCTGGAAGTGTTGCCGAACGGCCACGTCGTTAACCAGGATGTAGTTGTACATCTGGTCCCCCGAGCTGCTCTCAAAGGTTACGCAGAGGACGGCGAGGTAGATGCCGGCCACCGGCGCCGTGAAGGTGTCGGTCGACCAGTTGCCCAGGCGGTCCACGATCTCGGTGCCGAAGGTGATGATCGTCTGGGTGTCGTCGTTGATTGTCTGCGCCGTCCCATTCTTATGGGCGATCACGCAGGGGATCACCGTGTCGAGGACGGCCACACCCTGCTCGGCCGTTCCATCAATGGGGTTGCCCGTGCCAGCGCCTGCGGCCCGGAGCTTGAACGTAGCCTGGGCCATCTCCGCCATCTTGGCGTTCGTGATGGCGTCGTCCTTGACCGAGGCGCCGAGGGTGTTCGCCCCGTCGTTATAAGTCCAGTCGAGGTCGCCGCCGTCATCGTCCAGGATCGCGCCGACCACGTCCTCTGTGGCCTCCTGGAAGTCAGTGATCTGCGACGCGGTATGGGTGTGGGTATCCACCGCATTGGAACCGGCCCACAAGCCCGTGACATAGAGGGCGATCCACTCGGTCGCGTTGATCGCGTAGAGCCAGATGGTGTCCCCGATGGTGAAGCTCTCGATCTGGCCCCCAGCCGCGGTGACGGTCCCCTTGATCCTGATGGTGTCGCCCGCTTTCGCGATGATCCGGATGCCATCGGCGTCGGCAACGGTGAAGCCGTAATACTGGTCGAGGCCCGCGTTCGGCAGCGTGAAGTCCACGCGCGTGGTCGTGCCCTGGTTGTCGAAGTGGTGGTAGCTATCCTTGCCCGTGAGCTGATAGGCGGCCGTCTTGGAGATCACGTGGTCCCACAGCTTCGCCGTGTTACCGAAGCTGCCATCGGGGCCGGTGTAGCGGATGAAGCCGGTCGGCTCCACCTTGCCCGGCAAGGTGCCAGGGATCGCCTCCGGGTTGTCGATGAACATCTGGCCGCCAGCGACGACGAGATACTTCGGCCCGACCGTGGTGCCCGTGTAGGCCCAGAAGATTTGGGCGAAGCTCTTGGGGCCGACGACGATGGTGCCCTGGGAGAACGAGGGGTTGTCCGTGATGGTGAGCGACGAGGCCATGAAGGGGTCGCCGCTCAGGGAGTGCAGGAGCGCCCCAGCGCTAGCCGGGAGCGCCGAGCCGTCCACGGTGATGAAGTTCCCGAAGTCCATGATGTTCCCGAACATCACGGTGCTGTTGTTCTGGCAGCCGCGCAGGATCAGGCGCCCATCGGTGAAGTTGTCCAGGTCGCCGAAGATGAGGAACTTGCCGACGCCCGCGCTAGCGGGGTCGCTGTCAATCGAGGGCGCCTGCACGGGCTCCATCGAGAAGCCGTTGAACCAAATTTCCGTGTCGGAGACGGCGAGCCTGTTCATCGAGCCGACGCTGAAGCCGTTCGGGTTCAGCACATTGCCCAGGATGACGTTCTCCGGGTTCGTGAAGTTGCCGCGCCAGTAGAGGACGCCGCCGCCCTGGTAGTTGCCATTGTAGACCCCATCGTAGGAGCCGTCGGCGAAGTGTACGTCGACCCGGAAGCCGCCGATGTCCACGTCCTCTTCAAGGTAGTCGACCACGCGCTGGGGCTGGCGCCAGGGGTTCGTGATCGAGCCGTCGCCAAGGATGTCATCGCCCGTTGGGGACAAATAGAGGTCCAGGTCGGCGTCCAGCAGGGTGCGCTGGTCGGCCCTGATCTCCTCAATCGCATCCTGGACGTTCGTTGAGGACATGCCAGGGGGCGGCACGAAGGGTAGGTCCGCGGCCGTGGCGATGATGTCAGTCAGCCTTGCAAACAGGTGCTCGGTCATAGCGAGGGCTCCCCGGCTGCAACTTGCCACCCCAAGGTGTCTCCGTCAAGCGCCCAGTTCCCGTCAGTAACCTCCAAGTAATAGGTCTTCTCCAACCCGCGCCGGGTCAGTACTCGGGAAGAACTGTGGAGCGGCGCCAGCTCGTAGCCCAGGCGTCCGCCCCTCACCAGGAGCCTGAGGGCGCGGCCGACCACCCGCACATAGGGGCCGTCCCTCGGGCCGAAGCGCGAGACCCAGCCGGTGAGGAAGCGCGGCACCGGGTCGTCCCGGATGGCGAAGCGGTCATCGGAGCGCCGGTGCGTGAGCTGCCATAGCGTGCCGTCCTCCCGATCCTCCATCAGGATGATATTGGGGGTCTGCGGGACCCGGTATGGCGTCTCAGCGAACATCAGCGGAACCCATAGGCGGCCCAGTCGCCGAGAACGACTAGGCCGGAGGCGAAGAAGAAGCGCAGCGCGCTGAGCGGAGTCGAGGAGTTCCTGCTCGCGCTCCCGCGGCTGTTGATGAGGGCCTGCCCGACATTCGACGCATGGTAGCAGCCGTCCCAGCTGACCCTCGGGTTCACGTTCTCCTGCCATCGCATCAGGCGAACCACGCCGTGCCAACCCTCACGCGCTTCGAAGCCGACCATCGCGGTCGCGGTGATCGCCGTCATGGTGCCCGAGGTCGCGGTGCCGGCCTGGAAGTGGTTGAACGCCGTGCCGTCGTCGGCCGTATTCAGGCTCACGAACTTGTAGTTCGTCGTGAAGTAGGTGGCGCCGGCGTCATTCGAGAACTGCACGTGGAACGACTGGTCCTCCGTATCGCAGACGATGCCGCCGAGGTAGATGTCGATGAACTTGAACGGGGTCGCCACGATCTGCGCGTTGAAGATCACGTCGATGAAGGCGACGCCCGTGGTGATGGTGGCGCCGCCCAGCTTGACGAAGGGTGACGGCGTCCCACCGATGGCGCCGGTGATCCGCCCATCCTCATCGATGGAGAGGTCGGGGGCTGCGTACTCGCCGGGCGTCACGCCCGAGGGCGCTAGCGCCGCGGGCCCCACTGAGTTCGCGCCGAGGTGGATTGCCTGGACGGCGCCCTCCTTCAGGTTCGCCGTGATGTTCGGCGGCTCCTCAACCACGACGAACTCGATGGTGTCGGTGTCGTCCAGGCTCTCCTGGACCGACTCAAAGGCGGCGTCCGCAATCTCGCCCGGCGTCGGGATGGGCTCCCAGTTCGTCCCGTCGCTCTGCACGACGCGCTGGATGGTCGTGTCGTAGACCATCTCGCCCTCGTGCTCGGACGCAGGGGGCAGCTCGTCAGTGGCCAGCCGCTGGAGCGGCAGCGGCGCCTCCATGCGCTCCGTGCCGTCCATCGGAAAGCTGTTATTCAGCCGGGTGGCGTGCTCAGTCGCCGTGCGCAGGCCGGCGAGGTTCGCCGCATCGAGGGCCCGCGCGATGTCCTGCGCTTGGCCCCTCGGCATGCCTGGCGTGATCGGGACCTTAGCGGCCATCGTGGACCTCCAGGCACACGTGCTTCTTCAGCTGCGCCGGGGTCCCTTTGACGGTGGCCTTGCAGTCCCGGCAGATGCCGATCCAGACCTGCTGGCTGTTGTAGTCGATCTGGCGCGCCCTCGCCTGAGGCGAGGCGCCCAGACGGCGCCCAACCGCGACCTTAGTCCGTGCTAGTTCCCAGCTCATCTCGTCCCTCCCGCCCGGATGTCCACGTCATAGCCCGAGAGGCTCCAGGCCTCGCCGTCCGTCCCGAACTCAGTCTCAAAGAAGCGGCCGCGCCGATAGTGGGTCGTGAAGTGCTGGCCCTCGGGCAGCTCGGTCTCGAACACCTGGGTGTCCGTGATCGTCGCGGGTCCAGAGGCGTGGTCCATCATGTAGACCGTGACCTCCAGGTCCTCATTCAGCTGCTCAGCATAGGGGTACACTCGGGTCAGCAGGCCCCTCATGCGCCCGTCGAACGTGGGCCTCCGGCCGAACTTGACGAACGAGGGCAGGAGGGCGCCGGCCCCGGTGTTGATCGTGTTGATCTTATAGAGGAAGCCGTCGTCCGAGCCCATCAGGTTCAGCGGCGCCGAGGCGAAGATTTGACTGTCGTTCCAGCGCATGACCATCTGGTCCCAGGTCTCGGTCAGCTCGTCCCAGGTTAGGGCCGCCAGCGTAGTCCCGTAGCCGCCTACGATGAAAGGCATGCGGCGCCGGCTGAAGGGCGTCGGGGTGTTCTGGCCGACCTCTTCCAGGTAATGTTCGACGAAGGCCTCCTCGGGCCCCTCGCCCTCGACGCCCACGTTGGCGTCACTGGTTAGAGGGATGGCCCAGATCAGCTCCCCGTTCTCTTCGTCGAAGTGGCAGAAGCCCAGCTCCTCACGGGCCCCGTCCCTCTGCCGGAGGACCTCGCGCCAGACCTGCTGGTTAACGCGCGCGAGTGTCACGCCATCGAAGAGGTACTGCGAGTCGCTCCCGATGAACTCGTGGTAGTCGCCGAAGTCGGCGATCAGCCGCCCCGAGATCGGGCCGACGCCCTCGCCCGCCTCGCGGAAGATGAAGACGAATGGGTCGCCGACGAACTGGCAGAGCGTCACGTGGCGCTCAGAGTAGAAGACCAGCGAGTCGCCCATGTCCTCCATGTTGAGGATCGGGTCGACGCCGTCGTGGACGCGGAACTGCTCGGAAAGGCCCGTGCCGGTGTCCCCGGCTTGGAGCGGCGAGGCGATCTGGCTGTTAATCATGTCGACCGGGAGCAGCTCGCCTCCCATCTCCAGGTTCGCGTAGAGCATCATGTTCTTGTAGACGAAGAGGCTCTTGCACTTGAAGCCCAGCTCCGGGTGGAAGGTCACCGTGTCGTCCGTCCCGTTCCAGGTCATCACGTAGTCGACGCCGTTGGTCAGGAAGAAGAGGTCATCGCCGACGCCGCCCTGGCCGTCATCGGGCCCGACGAAGACGGCGCTGTCGAAGGCGTTCGCCGTGGTGCCGGTCAGCCGCCGCCTGATCGTGTACTCCACATCGGAGAGCGGGGCGCCAGTCACGGGACCAGTGAGGGTCAGCTGGCCCTGGTTGTCCACGGTCGCAATCGTGTACCAGACGGCGTCCACGTCGTGCTCGTCGTCGTCGCCGAAGGCGATCTGGTCGCCCGGCAGGATGCCCGCGGTCACGAAGGCGGTCGGGGGCCCGGTCAGGAGGAGCGGCAGGGGGCCCTGGGGCTGCGCCGTGACGACCGCGGGGTTGCCCGCGCTAACGTCAACTAGGCCGGTGCTCCAGATGGGGTTCAGGTAGTCCGCCGTGTCGGTCTCCTGATCGTAGATGAAGATGTCCTTGGTCGTCGCGATGATCTGCCTTTGGAGGCCCGAGCGCAGGATGAACTTCTCGATCAGCATGATCGGCGCGCCGAAGTTAATCGCGCTGTGGAGCTGCCAGCCGAGGTTCGCGTTCGTGATCTTGCCTTGGCGCACACGGAACTGGCGCCCGTCCTGAAGGCCCCGCGCGGGGGTCATCAGGGGGTCCAGGCCGTAATAGAGGCCGAGGTTCGGATTAAGGACCGATGAGCTTTTGCGCGCCATCGTCAGAACTCTCCAGCTGGATCGGCTCTTGGCGCCGCGAAGGGATCATCACGCGGCCGAGGACCCCGATGAGCTTCATAATCGAGTCCCGGAAGCCGCCGAAGTCGTTCCGCTGATCGATCATCACGTCGTGTAGGCCGTGCAGGCGCCGGGTCAGGATGGGGCCGCTGAGCGCCGCCCAGTTGACCGCGCAGTTCCACTCGGTGCCCTTCTCCGTCGGCATCCCGATCCAGAACATGCAGTTCTGGCAAGCCTCCGAGCAGTCCTTCTTGACCAGGGGGCAGGTGACGCCCGCGGGGCCTCGGGGCTTCATGAACTCCATCTGCATGGTTACACCTTCGTCCCGATGGTGAACGAGGCGCGCTTCACGTCGAAGTCCATGGTGTCGCCAGAGCCACCGAGGGGCACGACGTGCGTGTGGCCGAGGTCGATGTCATTGGCGAGCCCGGTGCCGAGCGCCAGCTCCATCACCACGTTATCGCCGCCCGGATCGCCGCGGTTGTCCACGCGCCACGAGATGTCGAGGTCGACGGTCTGCGCGGTGAGGTTCACGTTCGGCAGGTTCGCCTGGGTGATCGTGCGCGCGGCGAAGACAGAGCCGATGGCGGTGGCGCCGGCCGTCCCGACCGCGCCGGTCGTGAGGCCCATCACCGCGTCGTTATAGAGCGCGTTGGACTCCTTGGTCCAACCCGTGGGCGGCGTGGTCTGCTGGAAGGGCATGCGGGTGCCGGAGGGAAACTCGGGCCCGACCGAGACCCACACGTCGGGGTCAATCGAGCTGGTCACCTGTACCTTGCCCAGCGTGGAGTTATAGATGAGGGAGCCGACCTCCCAGGTCGTGTCGGAGTCCCTGGCGGCCGTGGAGATCACGGGGAATGCGTGGTGGCCGGACCGTCCGTGCTCGAACAATAGCCAGCTCTCGATGATGTCGCGGAAGGCGCGCTCGACGGCCGGGAATTGGAGGACAACGTCGGTGTCGCCCGGTAGCGTCTCAGCGGGGTTGAACGGCGGACTAGCCATGGAAAAGGGCCCTCAGATGGTGGGGCCCCAGTGTAGCCGATCTCCGGCCAAAAGTCTATCGGGACCAGAAGGCCCGGGTGTTCACGTGCTTGTTGCCCCAGACGTCGCCGTGGGGCACGAGGTTCTGGACCCCGGAGAGCCTGTAGCGCTTGTCCAGGTTCACGACCTCTTGGTACTTGGCGGCGGCCAGCTGCGTCCAATAGGCCGAGCTGTCCAGATTGTGGTCGGCCGCGAAGCCCATAGCCGTCGCCGTCCGGATGATCCACTCCGGCCCGTTGACGGTGAACCAATTCGTGTCGGTGCTACCCGATAGTTCGGCCAGGTACTTCCAGTAGGGCACCCGGATGCGGTACTCGCCGTTCGCGTAGAGGCTGAGCGCGTCGCTGAGCGGCCAGACCTCCCAGTTGGAGGCGCCCTGCTCAGTCATCTCGCTCTGGAGGATGATGCGCGGCGGCCCGATGACCATCTCCGGATCGGCCTCGCCACCGGCGTCGGTGGTCACATCGTGCTCGGCCGTCTCGCGTGAGATGCCGACGATCAGCTCGCGCGTGTCGCCCTGGACGTTAATCACATAGGGCGTCCCGCGGTATTCTTTGAAGTTGGCAGGGACGGCGGACAGCACGCGCGTGTCAGGGGCCGTAACCAGCACTCCGCTGTCGGCCTCCATCACCTTGAAGTTGTGCTTGTTCTGAAGCTCACGGATCGCCCGATTGACATAGGCCGGGACGTTATTCGTGACGAAGGTGGGAAGGTCGATGATGTTCCCACGCACCTCGGTCATCAGCTCTAGGAAAGTGGCCATTCACCCTCCTTAGCCGGTCCGAAGGGGGGTAGCTCCCATTCGTCCTGCTCCAGCTCGGACTCCCAGTGCAGCAGGGCTCTCCGCGACCTTGGCCACAGGGGCCTCCAGTTCCGGGGCCATTGCCGAGATGACCTCGTCGAGGACTTTCTCGGCCATCTGCAAGGTGAGGACGACGCCTTGGGTGAGTACATTGCCATCCGGGTCCTTGACCAAGTGCCGGCCGGAGCCGAGCGCGATGATCTTGTACCCATCCTTCTCCCGGACCACGACCGACTGGTCGACAGTCTCGGAAGCCAGCAGTTCGGCATCGGCCGCGCTGGTTGCGGCCGCTACAGCCAGCTTGCGCCGGCGCAGCTTGCTGTACTTGTCAACGTCAAAGCCCGCCATCTTGGCGATGCCTTCGCCGACCTTGTCCCCGTGGGCGTTGAAGTAGACGCCCGGGTTCTGCCGGTACATGAAGACATCCATCCCAAAGCTCGCCGCCGTGCGGATGATGACGCCCTTGTCGTAGTCGATCTTTCTCTCAGCCATGGAGTCCCGTCTCCTTTGTTAGGATGCCGACAGTGGCCTCCACCGGACTTGGATCAATCCGGTGAACAACACCGGCGATGCAGCCGCGATGTCGGTCCAGGTGCCCGCCGCATTCAGGTGGAGCGTGTGCGCCGCAGCGGCGAGCACAACCCTGTTCCTGATGCCGTTGGCAGCCGCGTCGCCCGAGACGCCCATGCCGGCACCGCCAGCGTTCAGCGCCGCCGAGGTCAGCGAGCCGATGTAGTCCTCAAAGGTGGCCGTGCCACCCAGGACAGACACGACGCCCGAGGCGATCACCGAGCCCAGACCGAAGTCAAGCACGTTGGTATACGCGCCGGTCGAGCTGAAGGCGCCCTTGATGTTGGCGTCGATGAAGTGGTAGTCGCCAGCCGGGAACGTGTAGACGAGGACGCCGATGCCGAGGGCCGCGCCGTCACCGCCGTTGCCGAGGGAGGTCCCAACGAGGGCCAGCTCAGTCGTGCGGGTGCCGTCCGGAGCCATCGTCTCGGTGGCCGTGACAGTCGCGCCGTTCTTGGTGCCAGCGCCCGAGGTGAAGCCCTGGAAGAGGTTGTCGAGCACCAGCTGCTTGCGCTGCTGGGGCGTCTTCACGCCCTCAGCGGTGTTCAGTGGGTCGTCAAGCTCCGACAGGTGCTTGGTCTTATCGAATGCGCCGTAGAGGCTCATCTTAGTCTCCTGAAGGGAAGGGGCCAGAGGCCCCCTCACTTAGTCGTGGTTGGACACATCTTCGAAGATGGTCGCCTGATCGACGAACGGACCGTTCCACGGCAGGTCGATGACCTCGACGAAGCCGATGCCGGCGCCGCTGTCCGCCTCACCAGAGGCGATCAGGGTCATGGCGAAGCTCTCGCCCGGCCGGATCACGTAGGGACTGAAGCCAGTCTCCGACGCGGTCAGGTTCGAGTTCGGGGCCTCGTGACGGGTCGTGCCGTCCTCAGCCGTCTCGCCATCGTTGTCCTCGATGTAGAGGTCCTTGAACATCACCGTGCCAGCGGCCTTGTCCACGTTCGCGGCCGAAGCCAGGAAGGTGCCAAGGGCGACAGCGCCAGCGGTGGAGCCCACAGTCGGGCGCCTGGAGAGGTCGAAGGAGAAGTTGACCGCGTTGTCGACCACGATTGCGGTCGTGCAGATCAGACCCACCCTCACGACCAGTACCGGGCCGCCGAAGATGAACTCGCCCACTGCGCCGGCCGAGTCCACATTGGGAGTATCGGCCGCCAGCAGTACCCGGCGCTTTTGAAGGAAGTCGTGGCTCATTGCGTGCTCCTATTAGGTCGAAGCGAGGTGAACGACGCGGGCCATCGTCGGGCGCTCCCAGACGAGGAAGGCCTCGATGGTGCCGACCCAACCCACTTCGCGGAAGGTGCCCAGCTCCTCGGGCATGCCCGTGCGGATTTCCGGGTCCATGATCTTCACAAGGCCACCAGCGTCGGCGCCGAAGAAGATCGCCTCGCCCGTGGTGAGCGAGTTGCCGATCAGGTCCTCAAGAGCGTCGGTGTGGTTGGTCTCGTAGAGGGTGAAGCCCTCGATGTCCTTCAGCTTGCCGCTAATCAGCGGGTCGCTGGTCGACGGGGCCAGCCAGTCCTTGTACTCCGGGTCGTTCTTGAGACCGCGCGCGGCGCGGGTGCTCAGGATGCCGATGTACTTGCCGCTCTTGAACTTCGGGCACTTCAGGTCGCCGTGGAGGCGGTCATGGATGCGCCGAAGGTCCTGGACCTCCAGGTTGCGGTCGGACAGGGAGTCCGCGGTGCCGTCCGTGACGAACTCACCGCCGGTGCTCAGCGGGGTGTACTTCAGCGGGGTCAGCTTCAGCGCGGTCGAGCACATCACGTCCATCGTCAGGGTGATCTGGTCGCGCAGGGCGGCCTGGATCGGGTCCATCAGATTGAAGTGGGTGAGGTGCGTCTCGAACTCGGTGACCGGCACCTTGTAGCCCCACTGGCTCACGTTGACCGTCTTGGTCTCGATGGCCGGGCGCCCACTCGGCAGCCTCTCGGTCTCGCTCACGCGGGTAGCCAGCGGGAGCTTCATGATGCGGGTGATCGTGACCGACTCACCCTTCTTTTTGCCGTAGCCGGGCTCGGCACGCATGAACTTCATGAACTGCGTGTCGGCGATGGCCTCACGGCGGATATCGGTGCTCAGCGCGTGGTTCCGGTAGGTGCCGGTCGGCGCATCGAATTGCCAGCTCATCTCGAACTCCTAGTTGTGGTCTCCCGCCACTGTGGTGCGACTCTCGCACCAGGGAGGGTGCCTTGTCAAGTGCCCTGGGGGCCCTCTCGCTTCTCTTCCGGCCCGGCGACGTACTGGACCTCGCCGGAGATCAAATGGGTGGCCTTCAACAGGGGCACCCGGGTGAATTCACGCTCGTACCAGCCGACACGGTGTACGCTGACGGGTACGGGGACCATCAGGTTCCCGCAGCCCTCCACCACCTCGAACTTACCCTCATCGACGTTCTGGAGCAGCTGCGCGAGCTGCTCAGGGGTGTCGCAGATCGTCCCCTCGGACAGGATGACCTGGGGGTGGATGAGGACCTCCTCCGCGTGCAGAGCGGTGATCGCCCCGATCAGGAGGAAGGAGATCGCCAAGTAGGCTGTCAGAAGAACGCGCTTCATTGTCTGACTCCCGAGGTTAAGGTGGGGTCCCGCGGCGACGGGGAACCGCAGGACCCCCAGGCGAGGGGAAAGGAGGAAAGCCTCGCCCGATTAGAAGAGGCCCATCTTGCGCTGGATAGCGTGGAGGTCTGCGATCATATCCGGCCCTTGCTTGTTTGGTGTGCTTGTCGGCCGTCCGCCAGTCTCCAGCCCGCCGAACATCCCGCCCGTTCGGCCAGCGTCATCAGAGCCATCCGGACGCAGAGCAGCCTCGGCCCCGTCCTCGTCCTCGTCGGACTCGACGAGCTTACCGAAGCGGTCCCGAAGGGCCTTGTCCACATCCTGGAAGAATAGCTGGGTGTTCTGCAGCATGTAGCGCTGGGTGTCGATGCCGCGCGCTTTCGCGTCGTTGAGCACCTTCTCGACCATCAGGCCGACGAGGTCCTCGTGCTGCTCCCAATCGCCGTACTTGCCGATGAAGTCGTTCCACAGGCGCTCACCCGTCGCCTGGGTCGTGCTCTGCCCTGCGACATCTTGTCGCAGCGCGTGGTCCCTTGCCTCAAGCGCCGCGTTGATCCGGAGCGTCAGCTCCTGATTATAGGCGTCCTTATTGTCGAGGGGGTCGGGCAGGCCCTCGTGGCTGACCTTGATGGTCCTGGGGTCCACGTAGTTCGGGGTCTGCTCTTGGCGCGCAGCTGGCTGCTGCATCATCGAGCGCTGGGTCAGGTCGGAGACCTGGGTCTGGAGCGCCGCGATCTGAGCCAGGAGCGCCTCTTGGCCCTTATCGGCCTTGGGGTCGGCCTGGGGCTCTGTGGGGGTGTAGGGGATCGAGCGCCCGTGGGCCTCGAAATGGGCGAAGATGTCGTCGTCCGCCGTCTGCTGGGGCGCACTCCTGCGCTTAGTCGTCGCCTTAGCCATCTGGGTCCTCTCCGTCTTTGGGTGCGCGCATTAGCCGCACCCCCGGAGACTACCTGAGGACCCCATCCCCTGTCAATAGCGCCGCATTCTGAGCGCCGACGCCCTGGGCCACCTTGAGCCGCTGTTCGAAGGCCCTCAGGAGGCTCTCCGCGGCGAGGTATTCGCACCAGAACGCCAGGGAAGCCTCCGGCGTGAGGCTCCCGTCCCGCATTTCCGTCCGTACCCTGGACACCACGGCGCGCTTCAGCCGCTCAACCTCCTCCTGGATGATCGGCAACGTGAGCGCGAGGGTCTCAATCTGCTTAACCTTCGCTAGGTCCGCGCTCATCGGCCGACCCCCAGGGCCTGGGTGATCTGCGTCATGTCCTGCGCCGCGCCTGGAAGCGCCTCGGGAGGGGCTTGACCGGGGGCCGGGGCCCCTCCCTGGTTCGCTTGGGCCTGGGCAAAGGCGTCCACCAGCTGCTTCATCTGCTTCTCACGCTCCGTCATTGTCAGCTTGGTGATGTCAACATCGCTAAGGCGGAAGAGGAGCTTCAGGAACTTCTGCATGTCCACCTGCTGCATGAACGCGGCGAGCAGCTCCGGGCTCTGGCTCATGAACGCCATGAGCTGGAGCAGGGACTTCAGCATCCTGTTCTTCTGGATCAGGCTCGAAATGCCGTGCGCCTGGAAGGTGACGCCCCGGCTAGCGAACTCGCGCCGGCGCTGGAGGATCGTGTTGAAGAAGTCCTCGCCCGCAGCAGCCCTCAGCATGGGGTCCTGCGGGCTCATGTGCTGGAGGCCGGTCTGCCAGACGAGGTCCAGCGTCGGGTCCAGCCAGCGCGTCTCGATAGTCTGCGCGACCGAGCGGATGATCGCGCTCCCGGACTCCTGGGTCTGGTTGATCTCAGTGGCGCTCGTCCGGCCCTTGGGGGCGAAGCCGCCCAGGCTGATCTCATTCTGGCCCGCCGCCTCGGTCAGCTCGGCCTTCAGCGAGGTCCAGAGCTGGAAAGCCTCGGGCTTCAGCGCGCCGAGGTCGACGGCGTTCAGGAACTGCTCGGCGCTCGCCCCATCCTCAAGGAGAAAGAGCTTGTTCGCGGTGATCCCACCGGCGAGCTGGCCCGGGTCAATGAGCATGCTCGGCACACAGGCATAGGCTTTCATGCTGGACATGAGCACGGCGTCCAGCAGCAGATTGGTCATCGCGTTGAAGGTGCGCGAGACGCCCCCGAAGTCCTCCATGTACGAGCGGCCGTAGACGCTGAGCGGCACGGTCACCAGTGGTGCGAAGGTCATCCAGTCCTTTTTGTGCCAGTAGGGGTTCGGCTCGGGACCGCGGATCAGGAACTGCTCGTTCCCGACCACCATCAGGGCCTCCTCGGCGATCACCTTCCCCGAGTTGTCCACGACCGTCGCGATGTACTCGTCCATCAGGATCGGCTGACGGGTCGAAACCATCTGCTGGCCGTGGCCGGTGAGCGCCTCCTTATCGGACTGCGACTGCTGCTCGATGTGGGAGACCATCTGCTCGATGGCCTGGGTGTTGAAGATCGGGGCGCCCTTCTTGTCCTTCCGGGTCGCCATGTCGCGCAGGGTGTGCTTGTCCAGCTCAACCCGCCGAATGCGGTACAGGTTGCGATAGGTCGGGTCGAGGTAGACTTGGCGCGGATCGACCGTCTCAATGGCGACGCGCCCGTAGCGCATATCGTCCTTCCAGGTCGTCACGCTTGAGCACGCCATCAGCGCGCCCAACTTCATCTGCTCCTCGAACACGGCCGGGAAGCCCAAACAGGTGCCCGTTTGGTTGCGGCCGACCATGGAGAGCCAGACGTCCGTCATCCGCTTGATCGCCTGGGTCATATCGCCCTCGGCATCGGCGGGGTCCTCGACGGAGTAGAACGCGGTCGGCGAGGAGACCAGCGCCTCCTTCAGAGCCGCGGCGAAGCGGTCCACGAAAGCGGGCACTTCCGGCAGGTTTTCCTTCGCCTGCCAGCTCGCCTTCTTGGAGTGGTCGTAGCGGTTCCAGTAGAGGTCGAGGTTCTCGGCCCACTTGGCGTCCCTTTGGGAGGGTCCGCCCTCACGCGCCGCCTTGGCCTCCTGGAGGTAGCCTTGGAGGACAGGGACGATCTTCAGGGAGTTGTCCTCGGTGGGCCCCTGGAGCATCTTGTCAGCCATGAGGCCCTCTTAGGTGAAGCGGCCGATTGCGATGACGCTCAGGTTCGCGCCCGTCGTGATGCGCCAGGACCCCTCCACCGAGTACATACCCAGCTCAACCACGAGCGGCTTCAAGTCGGCCGTCCAGGTCGCGCCGGTGAAGATGGTGTAGGAGGTCGCGCTATCGATGAGAAGCACCTGCCCGGTCGCCGTGGTAGCAGGTACGATCACGATGCGCGCGATGTAGTCGCCCAGCGCGCCGGTCGGACCGAGCACTTGGTTGGTCTGGGACGCGGCGACACGTTCGAAGTGGCCGCTGACCGGCTTGCTCAGCGGGCTGTCGCTGGCCTCGATCACACGGGGGACGGTGACGCCGGTCACTCCGGCGCCAGCCGCAATCCCGGCTTGGCCCACGATCAGGTTGACCTTAGCACGGTCAGACTCGTCCCAGTCGTCGAGGATCGCGAGGGAGGCAACTGCGGGGTCATCCGAGCCGAGGGTAACGCGCGCGACCGCGGCGCTAACCGCGCCGGCGCCGCCGAGCCAGTCGACGGCGGTCCCATCGGCCCCCAGGCCGATCTTGACGCGCTGCCAGCTGATGCCGCCGATCTCGTCGGTCGCGACAGTGCGGCCGACGCCCTCAGTCACATTGATGTTGTCAGCCATTGGGGGCCCTTACCTGTAGATTGCGCCGACCACGATTACGTCCACGTCGCTGGCGTCGCCCGCGCCGTCAGCAGCGATCAGGGGTCGGATGAAGAGTGGCCTCTCGTCGATTGTCCGCGAGGGCGTAGCGACCGCCAGGGTGCCGGCGCCGATGGAGAACCAGTTGGTCC